GATTGCAACATAATTCCATACATCGTCTTTGATTGATGGGTGATCGTTTTGGTTTAAGATTATTCCAGAGTTATTTGATATAGTAATATTAAATATTCTTTGATTAAAATATTGTGACTGACTATTGCTATCACGATATGCTGAAAATAAATATCCCTGAGTTGGTGGTCGTACGGAATGCAAAGTTGCTACTGCACCAACAGTTGTAGGGAAACTTCCTGGAATTTTTACCCAAAATCCAACAGAATAAGAATTGTCCAGAATTAAAGATGTATCATTGCCAGTATTTCTTAATCTTTTTGATACACCTGCAGTTTCTGAGCCGTTGAATCTCCATGCTAGTGCTTCCTGCGGTCCACCAATATTTATAATAGGTGCTGAACCAGATTCAGTAAAAGTTTGTGTGCTTGTATTAGATCCTGTTAATGTTGGTGCAGCACCTGTATATGTTTCATCAAAAGATATTCCACGCTCAATTGCATATGAATTAATTTTGTTAGTTAATGCGCTCATAAAAAAAGACTACGCCTTTTACAGCGTAGCCATTCCTCCTGTCAATGCTAGTTCTGGATTAACTCCAGATAGGCTGTGGCCATTAATAGAAGGAATTGCAAGAGAGAAGCAGGTCCAAGTTGAGCAAACAAGTAGGCTATGGACGGCCTTAAGTTCTACCTTAATGGTAGGCTCAACTATATTTGCGGTAAGTCCAATAGTTAGTGGACCTGCTTCTACTCTAGCGTTCATTATGCTACTGTAATCCTTACGATTCCTGTAGCGTCCCAGGTAATTGTGAAGTTACCATTTGATGATGACTGATCTGAACCAAAGTCAACATAACCAATAAGTGGCTTTGCTGCATTAGATGCAGGAGTTGCATCATAGATGACTGCATAACGAGCAGTAATTGTTGATGAAGACCAAGTTATATCATCAGCATCAAGAACGATTACGTTTGTTGCTGAGTTATATGCGTTGGTCTTGTTAGCAAGAGTGTTTCCACCTGCTGTGTAGCCTGTTGCTCCAGTTACTTCAGTAGCAACAATATCATCATAATAGTTGTGTGCATCCTGGTCTGGAGTGTAGCCGTTAGTGAGAAGAGCAACCTTGATGGTGTCTGTATCCCAGTCAATCTCCTTGTTAAGAGCCTGTGAAAGGAACTGTCCGTATAGTTTTGATGGCATGTCCTATTCCCCCTTACGCTGTCTTCTCTACGATTGCGAATGCGTCTGCATCTGCAACTGCGAATCCACGACGAACACGAGTCTTCAAGACTACGCCGTCACGATCAAATTCTGCATCACGAGAAACTACTGATTCAACACCACCACGAACACCATTGATAAGCATCTGACGGTTACCGACGATGAGCAATGCGTTTCCTGTTGGTGAATCTGTTGCTGCTGCTGAAGTTGCAGCACCGTATGAAACAACTAGTGGATATCCAAATAGAGATCCTGGTGTTCCTGCTAGTGGATCTGGTAGAACTAGATCATTGTTACCCTTGACCATTCCACGAATTTCCTTAAGCATCTTTGGGTGAGCCATCCATACTGTGTTTGCTGCATCAAACTTCTTTGAGTTTTCAACAAAACCAAGTGCGTTATTAATATCATCATATGACATTGCTCCGCCTGTTTGGATGATCTGTGGAACTGGTGCTGTTGGGCTTGTAGCCAATGCACGATATAGAGATGTAAACGGCTGACCGTCATCTCCGTCGCCTGCAGCAGTTACACCAAGGCAAGCATTGTCATACTTACGAGCAAAACGAGATGCCCATTCACGCTTGTAAACTGAAAGTGTGTCAACGAGTGAATCGTTTACATCTTCTTCTGAGATATGCATCAATTGTGCATACTTTCTTGCTGTCAATACGATTTCGTCTAGAGTTGGGTTTGATGCAGGAATTTCTGCGCCTTCTGCAACCACTTGTGGCGCATCTCCAACAAAACGAGGTACTGACTTTGTGCGTGAAGCCATTGCTTCACGACGAGCAAAACGCTCTACAGCAGAATTAGCAATAAGGTCCTGGATTACTGTGGACCCTTGCTCTTCTAGGATGTAGCCGTTTGCCTCTGTCAAATCTGTTCTTGAAATTGGCATTTTATTCTCCTTTAAGAATAGTTAATTTTGTATTAAGTTGTAATCTGAATCGTCTAATTCATATTTTATTATAGGGCAAGCGTCCACTTACTCCCAATAGATCTATTATAGCATTTAATTGCTATAACTTTCCAAGGATTTTGGCAGCCTGCAGTTGTGTTGCGGTGTACTGAGTGCTAACACTTGCTTTTACAGCAGTATCTGCCTGTCCACCAACACGAAGTTTAGGATCAAAGATTTCTGGAAGGTCTTCTTTAAGTTGATTAAACTGACCTTCAAACCCAACAACATCAAAGTTGTCATCAAATTCAAACTTGGTCAAATCCATAAACTTAAGAAGTCTTCGTGGATCTTTTACTCCTTCATCAGAGATTTTCTGCAAAACCTTCTCATGAAGTAGTTTTCCGCTAAACTCTGCTATTTTCTGATTGGTGCTATTAAGATCAACTTCAAGTTTTTCTTTTTCTTCCCTGAACTTTTTAGCATCTGACTTTGCACGGTCCAAAGCAGCAAGAACTGCCTTTGGATCATTTAAAGTTGTCTCTTCAGTTGTTGGTGTTGTTTCTTCTGTGTTATTCGTTTCCAATTTGGCCTCCTGTGGCTTCCATCATTACATTATTTGTGTTTGTGTTTTGAGATAAACTAGTTAATGATTCTTCTGCTGCTGCTATTTCTCTTGCAACTTCTAAATCATAACCCATTTCAATAAGAACTTGCTCAAGAGATACGCCAACCACTCGCTTCTTAACGGCAACTTCCCAAGCATCTAAACTGTCAATGCTTTCAATGTCTTTCCATCTAACTTGGATGTTTGGCTCTGTAGAGTTTTCCATTTTTAGAATAAATCTAAACATATCAGCCCATGTTGAACCAAAAGTAATCTGACGATCCTTTACCTTGGCAATTAGTGGTGATTCTGCAGTTCTTAAAGATTCACCAGAAGGAATGCTTCCAGTCTTCTCAAAGTAGTGAAGAGGTGTGTTGGTAATAGATGCCATTGCACGAACAAAGTCTCTAACTGGTTCTGTAAAGACCTTGTGATCAGCAGGAGAAAATTCTCCAACCTTGTCAACGCCCTTAAGATACCAAAGTTCTCCTGGTCCGTTCTTTAACTTACCAATATTTTCTGCATCTGTTCCTGTTTCATCAAAGTCTTCAAATTCAGAAGAGTTTCCTGAACCACCAAGAGCATAACGCTGTGGTGCTCCTTGGTAATCAACAGTAATCATATGTGTTGTCATTAACTTGTTAATTGCATCTTGAGGCCCGTAAGCATCAGTGTGTTCTGGACGACCATATTGCTTAGATGTGCGGAAATGGAATACTGGAACTTCACCCCAAGGGTTTTCTACTACAGAAACTGGCAAGAATCCGTTTGCAGAAACAATATTGATAACTTCTCCAGGCATTGTGTACTTTTCAATGCGATCTGGATAATACATGTTCAAATGTGATGTTTTCTTTGTGTAATCTAGAGGATCTTCTGACTGCCACAACTTTGCAGCAAATCTCTTGACTCTAGGATTCTCATCATCATAAACCATTACAGTTGTAAGTGGTGAGTTGTAATCTACAGTGGTATTTCCATTAACATCTGTCCAGACAATTGCATAGCAATCACCATAAACTAGGGCACGACGGTGAATCTCATCTGCATCAATCTGCAAATCATTCATTTGCCAGATGTCATTAATCTTTGCGTTTGCCTCTTCTGTGTTTGCTGTTATGTTAGCAATTTCTAGACGATTAAGAACTGAATCTACTACAGTTCTAGCAAAGTTAAACCTAAAGTTATTTCTTACGCTTCCTAATACTTGCAGCCAACGGTTATTAGAGAAAACTTCTAAATTAGTTCCCTCGTAGTATTCCTCAGCAACTAAATATGTATTTCTTCTATCTACTATTGTATCAATAGCCTTTTTAATATCAGACATTTTGTCTCCTTAAATAATTTATTTGTTTTGTTTCTAGTTTTACTGCTTTGTTATCTAAGAAGTACAAGATGCCAGAAACAACGGAATCAAGTACATCCTCATGCGATACCTTTGGAAAGGACCACATCTGTTCTTCCAATACTGGAAAATGTGCAGTGTGTCGCACCTTTCCTTGTTGGTAGAAATTTAAAGCCTTGCCAGCACGAATCTGCTTTGATAGGCTTTGTGATTTGGATCTATATTTTGCAGGGACGGCTTTGAAAACATCTTTCCAAAGATCGCCACCTTGGTTTACTTCAACATAAAGTACACCAACATCAAATCTGTCTACAAGATAAGCAACTCGTTCTGCTATTTCTGATGGAGACATTTTAACTTGTTCAGCATGGCGTACATAGATATTGGCTTTACCCAAACTATCTACGCCTCTAGACAATACAGATATACCTGTATAGTCAGAGATTTTATTCTTTGTTACGGCTGGGTCAATTGAGATAATTGTATTACCGTAATCTTCTAGTTCTTCAATAATTACATCTTCATTAGTCCAGAAGGTTCCATCAGTGTTAACTGGACGGTTCATATAGTTCTTGGCAAAGTCACGAAGGTGTCTCTGTGATTCAAGCCATTGCAAAGGCCATTTCTCAGGCCAAACAGATCTTTCTGAGCCGTCGTCGTTAGGCATAATGGCTGGATAGTAATGAACATCTACATTCTGGTCTTTAATCCAATTTAATTCTGGGTCATCATAGCCTTCCCCATACTTACGGAACTGATCCATTACTGAGTTAGGCATGGTGGTGGTTCCTACAAAAATCATACGGGCATAGATATTCATTGGAGCAATATCATCAAAGACAGTGTTTTTTTGCTGGCCAGCCTGGTATTCAGAGTAGTTCTTTTCGCCTTTTTCAATATCATCAAGAATGATTAGGTCTGGACGCTGCCCAAAAACCTTTTTTCCTAGAGAGTTAGTGTCAATACCATTAGCGTCAAATATAAAATCATTGCTTTGGATAATACGCCAAGAGTTAGAGGCCATCGCACGACCAGACGAAGCAACGATCTTAGGCTTGCAAAGGTCTGGGTAATCCTCAATAAGATATTCATTTGACTCCAATTCGTTTTTAAATGTCATAAGGTGGGTTTCGGCCTGGGATGCAGCATCTGAGAAAGCGGCAATAAACTTAACATGGCCATGAGCAGCAGCCCACATAGGCAGAATAAGGAATATCCAAGTAGATTTGCCACATTCTCTTGGAGCGATAAAGGCATCACGGTTTTCTTTAGGGTTTTGAGGTTTGTGGATCCAAGATTTACCGTATTCAGCCAAATCAGTATGGAACTCAGATAATGTTATCTCTCCGTGAGCGTTCATTAGGTGATGCGGCAAATATGTCAAAGCAAATAGCATGGGGTCATACTTGGTTATCTCTCTACGCCCTTCAGAAAAGGACAGGAGTTCCAGTGGAATACCGTCTAAAATATCAGTTGCTAACATTTAGCCCTTCTTTGCCAAAATTTCGTAGATATTATCTACTCGTTCCTCAATCTTTTCTAATCTCTTACTGTTAATCTCAACTTTATCCTTTATGCTTGAGCCACTATTAGGTTTGAGTTCTGCTAAGGTTTTGATCATATATCTCATCATTCCAAAGAATCCTCCTGTTATTCCTAAAATTATTACTCCTACTGCTGATATGACTTCTGGTGACATTATAAGACTACCTCATATTTGGTTTTATGGGAAATATCTTTCTCAGACAGCGAAAAAAATAAATAAAAAAACTTTTTTCTAGCGGGTACCCCTACCATGCCAAACCTCATTTGTCAATAGGTTCCAAACCTTTTATTTCCAAACCTTTATTTCTCATAGCCTCATTACGCATCTTTGCTTCATTCAATAGATCAACAATAGCCAAGTCTTGTCCATCCTTTTGTCTATTCTCATTGATAACAGTAGACTTACCTTCTATCAGGTTAATGGTTTGTATAGCCTTATGGACAGCATTGGCTAACTTATTCAAACCATCACTATCAAGTGTATCTTGCATTAGGGCTTCTACACATCTATCTAATACTGCTTGTGCTGCTATTAGTTTTTCTTTATCAGTATAGAATACTCTTAGATCTCCCGCCATTTTTGCCAGGGTATCAATAGTAGGCATGTCCAAACCTCTTTCTACAAACCACTTCTT